AGTTAGTCCGTTTTTATCTATGAGATCTTCTAACTCTTTTAAATCTTTACGAGCCTTATCTGGGTTTTGTTTAACGTAGTTATTTAGAAAGGTCTTTTGAGCTTCATTCAAAGTTTTCATGGCTGTTCCGCTCGACGATTACGACCAGCGTCTATAAGAGATTGCTTAGATTGCCCATACGTATCACTGAGATAATCAAACAGTTGAAGCAAAGGAGGCTCACTTGACTGTTTAAATACTGAAGGTAAAGGGTATTTGTCCGTTGCCGCTTGTCCCATAGGGGTAGTCCCTTCAGGAGGAGCGGGAGGAGCAGGATCAACAGTAGCCTCAGGAGCAGTCTTATTATTTTCTTTTGTATTAGACAGAGGCTCTCCTGTAATTAAGCTGTAAACATTCTTATTTACTAAGTCCTCTGGCTTCTTTTCAAGACTTTCTAACATCTCTTTAAGACTTTTGCCACTTAACAATGTTGCTACTTCTTCACCCAACATCTTTACAAATTCCTTATCTATATCCAAGCCAGAATCTTCTATCTCTGAAAGTATTCTTATGTACGATACTGCCTTAGCTAATTTCTTTTCCTCTTCAGTTTGAGACCCATCTACAATCTTAGTCATAGTTTGGTCTTTAAGGTTTACATTAAAGACGGTGCCTTCGTCAGTTTCTAAGAACTTTTGATTCGCTGAGACAATTAGTGCAGTAACCTTTTCCTTTTCTAATTTCCTCATCTCCTCATCGTACGGCGCAAGTTTCTTCATCATTCCAAATTCGTAATCTTTTATTTCCCTACTAAGACTATTAAGTTCTGTAGTGGATTCACTAGCAGCTATTCTAGCTTCTATCTCAGATATTTCCGCATCAGCGCGCCTTTGATAGTCATCAAGCTCTTTTTGCTTCATCTTATTATCAATCTTGTAGCCTGCCGTAAGCGCATTTTGTCTCGCTTCGTTTGCTTTAGACTCTGCAATCTGCTGGTCAGCAGTATCCCGAGCAATGACATCTGCATTAAATTGATTGCGGATATAAGTAGGCGTAGGGTCATCTCGTTGAGCATCATAGTTAAGGCCACGCTGTAAAGCTGATGCCATTTGTTGACCTGGCGTTAGCTGTGGAGTATCAGATACATCATACCCCTGCTTCATCATCTCAAGTCTTTGCTGCTCCATCTGAGCTTCTCGCTCTTTGCGCCGCTGCTCAGACTCACGAGCATTGTTCATCAAGTGACCTAAAAAACCAGATGCCATCATAGCATTATCCCCTATCTATTCGTATACCAGTTGTATGCGCCTTGCCCAAAGTCCATTAGTGTATTGGCCAACGCGTTAGAACCCTGCCTTGATTGGTTTGCTGCTCCTGAATACATGTTGGCAGCATTCATCAACCCTTGATTGGCAGCCGAGCCGCTTGGGCTTATAGCTTGACCTATGCCACCCATCGCCATTCGCATACCTTCATCCTCATAGTTAAGGGGCCTGTAGTATGCTGCCTCAGATGCTGCAAGGTTCCTGTAGTAATCGTCAATAGCCTGCTGCTGAAACTGGTTCTGCCTACTCATCTCGTCAGTAAATAAACCTGTTGTCTGTGTGAGTGCTTGGCTAAGATCGCCTAACCTATTTCTGCGTAGGCCTTCGTCAGTTGCAGCTGCCTGCTGCTGGAAATCAGATCGCAAGCGGATCTTAGAATCGGCTCGATCTCTATTAAGATCAGCTATGGCTTGTCTGTAAGCAGGAGAACCAAGGTTGTCCGTTAGTCCGAACTGATGATTAATGTTTTCTAATGCTTCTTCGTACTGCCTATCAATAACATTATCTTCACCCGCAAGCATAGCGTCCATGCGCGTGTCAAACGGGTTGGCTGATCCCAATGCTTCAGTTACCCCATCAACCAGTGGGTTAGTTAAGTAGCTTCTAAAGTCGTCTATATCAGGCATATCTAAGACAGGCTGATCGCCCATCTCAAACTCATCTAATGAGTAGCCTTCTCCATAGCCCGTATCATCTGGACCAACGATGCCACCTACTTCATTTAGCTGCGGTGATCGACCTGTTAAATAGTCAAGCTCCTCATTAGATAGCTGGTCAGGCGTTTGCGTCATAGCCCCGCCTATATCAGTCAAAAGCGTTCCCAGCTCTGATGGCATACCGGCATTGCCTTGAGATAGCACATCTCCAAGAATGCCTCTGAGTTGATCTTGATCAGTGAGCCATTCAGGGAGGGAACTCATGTTGTCAAAGCGGGTGTCCCAACGCTCGTTATTTTGGGTAAATAAATTTTCAATGTCGGAGGTTTGATCAGAAAACATCTGATCGAAGTCGTAATTATCTAACGTGTTTTGTATGCCCTGAACACCGCCGTATATATCTCCAAATCCTCCCTCTCCACCGCCTATCTGGTTGATTAGATAATCACTTTGACCAGAAAACATATCTCCAAACTGATCTACACTTGGTCCTTTATAAGCATCTGCTATGCTATCACCCAATGTGTCAAAGCGGCTCCCAAACTGATCAGTTAAAGTGTCAAGACCCTGCCCGAGTATATTGCCAAAGTCTAACCCTGTAGGAATATTGCCTATGTTTCGACTTATGTCAGATAAGGCAGAGTCAAGTCCTCCAAACCTATCACCCATGAAACCAGTTAGGTCGTCATACTGGCCTCCTAACATATCCCCAAACTGATATATATCAGGCAAGCTATCTGATATTCCGCTTATTTGATCAGATAGGTTTCCGTATTGGTCTCCCATAAAGCCAGTCAAATCATCATACTGACCACCCAACATGTCTCCAAACTGGTATATGTCCGGTAAGCTATCCGCTATCCCGCCTATCTGGTCTGACAAACCGCTGGTAGCATCGCCCAACATGTTAGCAAAGTCTAATCCCGTAGGCATATTGCCTATGTCACGAGACATACCAGCTAATGTATTAGATAGTCCACCAAACCCTTCGTCTCCGTACAGGCCGCCAAGCCTGTTGCCCATCTCTCTTTCAAAGTTTGACAGCTGGCTGCCGAACCCGCCCATCTGGTCAGAGAACCTATCACCAAGATTGTCAAACTGACCACCCATGTAATTGGTAATGTCATCATACTGACCCCCAAGCATATCGCTAAACTGGTATATGTCTGGAAGGCTGTTTCTTATAGAATCAAACTGTGTGCCAAAGTTGTCAGATAAGCCACCAAGGCCTTGTGCCAGTATGTTGCCAAAGTCGAGGCCTGTGGGAATGTTGCCTATTTCACGAGATAAGTCGGATATAGAGTTAGACAGACCACCAAAACCCTCACTGCCGTATAAACCACCAAGCGTATTGTCTATATTTGTGAACTGATTGCCAAGCGAGTCAAACCTATCACCTATAGATGAGCTAAGGTTACTAAACTGATCGCCCATCTGTCCGGTCAGGTAATCACTTTGACCAGAAAATAAATCCCCAAACTGATATATGTCGGGTACGTTTAGGCTGTTGAAGTCGCTGCTTAAATTAGCAATGCTGTCTTGTAACCCTGCTAAGGGGTTATTTGTAGTAAAGAATTTGCCTACACCAGAAGCAATATCCTCTTGAACAAGGGGATTAAATTCATCAAACCTTGTGTTTAGGTTTGATAGATTCTCACCGTACTGTCCAAGTATGTTTTCAAACCTATCGAAATTGTACGCAGGAGCATCGGCGCCACCACCTGAAGAAGGGGGCTGATTGTAAATGTTAAACGTATTGTTACCACCTGCTCCATCATTAAAGTATGAATCAAGATAGCCAGTCAAATCATTGTTATCGGCAAACTTAAAAAATTCGTTGAAATCGACAGCCATTACATCACCTTTGCATCAGGATCTTTAGTTGGAGCTGGTTCTGTTCCATTAGACATAGCCATTTGTGTCCTTAGCATAGCAAGAATCTCCCCTAGTCCTTTACCGCTAAAAGGATTAGGACTTTCTGCCGTTGAAGGATTAGTAGCAAGGTTCCTCACGAGGTTTAAGTCATTGCGTATGCTGGCAGTGTTGGCGTCATCCCTTTGTGACCCTGCTATGCCAGTAACTCCGGGGTTCCCCGTTGCAGTAAAGCCAGAAAAGTTGCGCCTCGCATCATCCATAGAACGGATGTTACGAGGACCCATGTATTGTTGACCCATAGGATTCCCCTCTGCATTCATCTGTTGGGGAATAGCGCGTTCCCGAAGAGCATTAGATAGGTTAAACCTTTGCCTCTGCCCTGTAGTATCGTCAGGCATTTTAGGGCGTCTATACTTCATCACATTAGCATAAGGGTTTCTCACAGGAGCGCGCCCCGGCATAAAGCGAGGAGCTTGCCTGTTCCTACGTTGATTTAAAGCAGAGAATAGATTTGACCTGTAAGGCAAATCCATATTCATCTGCTTAGTGTAGCCCTCTGCCATTGCGTTAGAGAGTCGGGCTTGAGCCGCAGCTGCTCTATTGGCCCCTTTTGCCGCCTTGTCTCCACCGCCCAGCTTGTTTATTCCATACCCAACTACTTGTGCAGCAAGTGGTGCCCACCAAGCCATACTAAACCTCCTCGCCCATTACCTTTATTAACTCTTTAGCGTTGTCATGGTCACTCTTTAGTGCATTAGAAGCTGACCATATAGATGATTTCAATGCAAGAATAACTTTGTTTCTTTCGTCTATTAACAATTCGTGACGCTCCTTAGTAGTAGGTATTTCCTCTCCGTCTGGTCCCTGCTCTGGCGGCCTCCTGAGTCCTACTTTCTCGTAGTCTTGTGCGCTTTCTTGCAGCGCGATATGCTGCGTGTAGTTGTCGTATATGCTCAAGTCTTTATTAAGACGGTGAGCGAGCTTGCGTATTCGCTCTACTTGTTTCAAATCCAAGTTGTATAGTTGATCGGCAGCAGGGGTCATGTTGCTCCTATATGTAGTTTATGCGTGCATTTCTCATTCGTACGTAATCAGATCTTTTTTCCGATGGTGAAACAGACACATCTAATTGAACGAAAGCAGACTCGGCTGAACCGTGCGCTACATGAATCATCATCCATCCTAACGTGTCCGTGTCCGTATCGTTCAATCGGATAGTGTATAGTCCATTACCAACCTCGGCCCATGTGCCATCTGATAGAGAGGCAAATGAACCGCCTCCCTTTGATGCTGTTATAGTTGGTGAGGTTAATCCAGTAACAACAGCGTCAGAGGCGTTCCTCATTACGACAGGAACCTTCTGCTCTGAGGTTGCTAAGGCTAAGTCGATCATTACTCAACTGATTCGACGATAGCATCAACAACCTCTTCACTAACCTTTTCAGAAGTGGATTCTGACAGGCCGAGAGATGTTAGCATTAACACAAAAAGAGCAATAAGAACGGTCCTTATAACTTTCTTTCTGGCTACTTCCTTAGCTCTCTCCTTGATCCAATCCATCCTCTTCCTCCTCATTAATTTTCCATTTGCCTTCAGCGTATTCGATGGCTCCCTGTAGGCGGCTCCACTGTGGGTCTGCATTCACCAACTCGGCAGCGCGCATGTCTCTCGCTTTAATCAGTTCTTCCAACAGTTTGTTATCAGACATTCTATCCTCTATGGGTTAAGTTTTGTAATAGCCCTTCTGTTCGGGCCTGTCCTCTTGCAAGTTCATGCAACAGTTCGTTGGTCTGGTCGAGCTTTTTAGCAACCTCTCTCATCTCTGAGGCTGCATCTGCGTTTGCACCATTCCCGTTCTTGAACTTGTTCATTAGCATATAAGCCAATATTGCTCCTGTGCCTGCGCTACCACCTCCTGTAAGTAGCATTGCTATTGGATCGCTTGCTGGTTCCATTACAATTCCCTGCCCCCATATGCCTTTATTAATGCGTTAAGGTATCCCATACCCATCCCATGAATAGACCTGCTAATACGAAAGATTAACTCCACGGAGCTTTTTGCTCCTTACTAGCTACAGCCCTTGCCGCTAACTGCGATTCAAGGCCGCTCTTCTGCTCTTCGCCCCACGCCTCAAGCTGTGTCGTAGCGCGTGTGGGCAATGCGCTTAACGAGTCAAACGCCACAAAGTCGCTTGCCGTCAGTTCGCTCAGATCAATCGTCACCCACGGATCAGTTGACGCTACCTCATTAGTAGAATCGTCTGTGCATTTAGCTATGCAGACTACCGCTTCGATGACATTTTCTTGCGTAGTGTCGTCACCAATCTTTTTGCTTGGCGCAACACGTATGCGATCAGTAATAGTGAGATCATGTACGTAAGCCATTAGTTATTCTCCTTATCTGACGTAATACAGTTCAACTGCATCAGAAATGTTTTTCATTTTGATCCAACGAGGATTGGTTGGCTCACCTGCTTTGACTTGTATCTGGCCCAACAATCCAATCAACCACCACTCATCACGCGCTCTGCGTGACTTATATGTTTCTTCTAAGGATTCATCATAATCGGGATTTAATTTGCGAACAGATTGAGTCGATGACGTTGCGTTTTCTGGAGGTGTCCAGTTTGAATCTTTAGCTAATTCATCTCGCTCATAAACATCAAATGTTTCATTTTTTTCGTTTGTGTATGTCCAGACAGTTACGTCTTCTAATACATATACACCCCAATCATCTGTTAAAAACTTTCCTTGCCAATTATTCCATGCGCTATTACCAATAAATCCACTATTTTTGCTGTTTAATTTAGGCCGTGTTACACCAATTATATTTTCAGCACTGTCAGTTTCTGCGTTATAATACCGTATTTTATCTGCATCTAATACTACTGGACGGCCAACTTCCGAACTTTCTCCAGTGCTTGATTCAAAATATTCAGCATAGTCAGCGGCAGGTGTAGTAAAACCAGAATCTGATGACACACCACCATCGCCCTCTACTTTATAAACCATTGATTCAGTAGTATTATATCGAGCAAAGTCATAGGCGGTTGTCGTACCTCTACCTGTGGTCAGCGTAAACATTATGTCGTTAAATGAATTGCTTGTGTTTGAAAATGTAAGTGGGCCACGGTCTGCGCCTGTAGTTACGCCCGCAAATGCGTAATCACCTACAGTTGACGTTTTAGCATACACACGCGCTATCTGATCGGACGTTTCACCGATTAACAGATCACCTGTACTGGAAATACGCATGGCCTCTGCAAACCCAGTGGCATTTTTATCACTGGCAATTGCGAACTTAAAACCCGTATTGCTAAAAACGCTAAACGGATCGGACGCTGTTGCACCGCTGAAAAATACCCCAAAATTGTTTCCGTTATCAGCCTCAATTGTTAGGTCTGCGCCACTGCTCGATGGAGCCTTTACGTTGAGCGACCGCTGTCCGAGGCCAGAAGGTGAACTTGTTCCAACCCCAACTGCGCCACCATTCGGATTTAGCAGTAAATCATTATACCCCGTTCCATTAATGCCCGATTGCAGAAACGCCTTATCGGTAGAGGTATCAAATCCAATATTTAGCCGCTTGTTAGTATTCGACGCTCCGCTTATCAGGATTTGACCCACTGCTTGATTGTAATGACCGCCTGTAACGTCATCCTGTACGTGCAATCTTAATTGTGGCGATTGAGTGCCAACCCCCAAAAGACCTGTGTTGAGCAGTGTCATCGCACTGTTCCACGTCACCTCATTGCCCGCAGTACCTGCGCTACTATTTACGCGCCAATTGTGCGACCCTTGATACATATAATAGTTGGCCGCATACCCGCCCGTAGTTGCATATTCCCACCTGTCATTGGTTGCATCATCATATTCTGCATTTAGTGAAAATGACATATGGTTAGTGTTTGTTGCACTGGATACGGTATTAATGCTCGTCTGTGGGCCGAGTTGCAAAACCCTAAAATTGCTTCCCCAAACTGAGCTTGGACTTGATCCGATGCCCACATCACCGTCGTTTATTGTTAGGCCGTCATCCGTCAAATCAGTTTGTTTCGCCCCACTAAACACTCTAAAACGTGGCGCAGAAGCAGAACCCACATACAACAGCGGGTAATCTATTGTAGCTGACGATGGCTCATCAATGTGAACACCGTAGGGCGTTCCAGTTGTCTGGTTGCGAAAATGCGCTACATAATTTGCGCCCCCTGCCAGATCGACATCTAATGGATAGGATGGCGAGGACGTGCCAATGCCCAAATTGCCCGTACTCAACAACGTCATCAACGCGCTACCGTCCGAGTAGCCTTTGCCGCCCACGCGCCACTCGTATCGTCTACTGCCCACACTGTTGTTAGCGTCAATCTGATAATACAGGCTGTAATCAGACGCGAGTGTTGCGTTGTCGTTACCCGATGCGCCACCCGTTATATTCATCGTTGAGGCAGTTGAGCCGCCACCGTGAATTGTTAGAGACTCCTCTGGCGTGGCCGTATTGATACCCACGTTGCCGTCAGCTAAAATTCTCAAACGCTCTACGTTGTTAGTGGCAAACTGCAAATAAGAGTTTTCCGCTTGCCAAATGAACGCTTGGGATGACGTTCCAATACCGACTTCAAGTCCGTTATTGCCAGAGGCAGTTGAGGTGAATCGTGCGACCCCTTCAGTGCCATCAACGTGCAAAGGGCGTTGGGGCGAGGACGTACCCAACCCGAAATTGTAACCTGCTGTGATGTATGAGTTTTCGTAAGTTGATAACTGAACACGTTGAAAACCGATTGCATTCCTTAAGGCAAGTGACCCGTTCCCACTACCATCTATATACGTTTCCTGTATAGATTGCCCCGAGGTGTTTTCTATTTTTTCAGCGTGTATACCGTTCATCGATGCTTTAACAATAAAATTGGCAACTGTTGAACAGGTGTTGTTAATCCCAACACGGTCGTTGGTTGCGTCAACATATAAAGTGTCTGTATCGACCGCTAATGTACTGCTAAACGTCCCTGTCGTGCCGCTGATCGTGCCGCCACTATACGATGTCATGCCTGTAAGCGAGCCACCAGAGATGCTTACAGCGTTTGCATTCTGCGTTGCTATAGAGCCTAAGCCAAGCGATGTGCGTGCCGTTGCACCCGACTCTGCCACCCAATTGCTTCCACTGCCCACAATGATATTGCCATCTGAAGTAGCGAGAGCGGCAATGTCAGCTAAACCTGCGTCGTATGCCTGTACGTCTGATCCGATAGCTACGCCTAAATTAGTCCTTGCGCCTGATGCGTTACTCGCTCCAGTGCCGCCATCAGCCACGGTTATATCTGTTATGCCTGTAACGGCCCCGCCTGTTATACTCACACTATCGGAGGCTTGTGTCGCTATTGAACCAAGTCCTAATGAAGTACGTGCCGTTGCACCCGATTCAGCTACCCAGTTACTTCCGCTGCCAACAATTACATTTCCGTCTGAGGTTGCAAGCCCTGCAATGTCTGCTAACCCTGCGTCATATGCTTGAACATTGGTGCCTATAACTAATCCGAGGTTGGTCCGCGCACCTGCTGCATCCGATGCACCTGTTCCACCGTCTGCTACGGTTACGTCCGTAATCCCTGTAACTGAACCACCTGTTATGGATACGCTGTTCGATGCTTGAGTGGCTATAGACCCAAGGCCCAGTGAGGTTCTGGAAGTAGCAGCATCCTCAGTAATGAATGTAGATCCGTTACCTACGATAAAGTTGCCGTCTGTAGGTGTGAGCCCTGACAGTGCCTGTAGCTCTGGGTCGTATGCTTGGACATCTGAACCAATCACAAGGCCCAGGTTAGTGCGCGCTGCCGAAGCGGTTGACGCGCCCGTTCCACCATCAGCTACAGCTAAGTCTGTTATTCCCGAGACAGAGCCGCCTGTGATCGACACCGTTCCACAGGTAAATGTCCCAGATAAGGTAAGATTGTTGATTTGATTGCTGGCTGTGCCGTCTGCAAGATTGCGAGATGCGTCTACAACCAGTGCTTTTGATGCAGTTACTTGGCCTGCTGTAACGCCTAAGTTGACAGCATCCAAGCCCGTAGTGTTAAGCAGCGTGCGGATATTTTTGAAGTAAGGAGATACGTAGTTGTCCCAAGACTGTGGCTGCTTACCATCTAATCCGCTTTCATCAAAAGTATTATCATATACTAAATTCGGCATTACCGTCTATCCTCCACATATCCCCAAAGGCTCCAACTATTAATTTCTATCGGAGCTTCTATTTCCCCATTGTCATAAATTTCCAGATCAAACTTCTGCCCCAAGCAGTGGAAGTCTACATCCTCAGTAACAAACTCCCCTGCGCTATTCCATAAGGAACCATCACCCCAACTATTACCTGCGCCCCATTTTCTTTGACCGCTTGAAGTAGTAATGCTATCGAAAGAAGCGTCTTGACCACCGTCTGCTACTATCCTCATTTGCAGATCAAAGTCACCTACTTGTGTAGTCCTTATATACATCCCCCTAACGCTCTTCTCATGCTCACGGACACCATCCTCATACCCGTCATACCCATCTTTCCTAACCTGCATTTTGATGGCGTACGTATCGTCATCCTTGCAGTTGGTCCGAGCGTCCATCTCATACACTTTGCCGTCCTGAGCGCAAAATGTTCTCACCTTACCTGTAGTAGTAGGCGCACCATTATCATCTACCTCAGCTGAGAAAACGGTTGATACAGGAAATAGAGAACCTCCGCCTGTCACCCAGTTAGAGTTGTCGCGTATCCTCCAAATAGGAAACCCTTGATTTTGAGATGCGCCTATGGCAGAGTCTACGTTTACGCAAAGGAGCGCGTTGTTCTTTGTTTTGTCTTTGAATGAAACGGCAAAGCGCACCTCGTTAAACTCTGGACACCAAGTCCCTTCGATGTTAGCAAAGCGAGAAAGCTCAAGCCCTTCCATCCCTTGGAATGCTTCACCCAAGACAGACCGACGAATAGGGTCCCAAAGAGGTATCAGAGAAGGAGGACCACCTCCCGTATCTGCCACCATAGCAGGGCCAAAGTTAGACCAGAAGAATGTGAAGTTAGCTGCGTCCGACCCTTGGTATCGCGTTACAGGTACAAAAGATTGCCAGTTGACGGGGCCGACCTGTTCAGACAGTGAGTCCCAATCCCAATCACGAGGACTTGCCATACCGAGGTAGTAGGATCGAATAAAGTTCTGACCACCTACAAGGAGGAAGCGTCCGCAGGTTGCTGCACCCGTTATAACTTCCCCGTTGGCATTAGTCACCTTGACTGCTAATGAAGCATCCCAGTCAGTAGGATCACTTACCCCACTGGGATAGAAGTAATTTGGGTAAGCAGGATCGCCAAAGACTACAAGGCGGTTGGCATAAACAACTGCAAACTTAGAAGGATTAACTGTAGAGTTGCCCGGCGTTGTCCAATTAGCAGAGTCATCTCTGGCGCGTAATGTTGTCCCATCTGCTACGATCAGCTTGTTCGCAAACATTCCCATCCAAGGCTTAACCCGAGCAAGGCTGTTAAGCTCTTGGGTCCATGAGTACGAACCGCTTGTATTTAATGTCTGTATAGTTCCGTTAGAACCATTGTCGTGAGCTACGAATATCTTCTGAGTGCCGTTATTATAGCGTGCATCAATGCCGCCAAACGTATCGCCCCCAGATAGCTGTGCGCTAACTAAGGAGCGTATCCCCTTGTCTTTGACAAGTGAACCCATGTTGACAACAGATGCGTTGCGTAATACTCGGTAGCGGTTGGTTGATTCAGATACATCCTGACGTATACCATCCGTTATGCGGTCTTCATACCAAGTAAAACGTCCATCGCCTTCAACTGGCATCTTATCCCTTTGTGCGCCGTCCGCGCTTTGGCTTGGACTTTTTATTTAAGAAAGAATGATTAGCAATAGGACTATGATTGATCACAGGACGATTAGATTCCTCCTTCATTTCACTAGTCTTTGTCGTATTCTTTCTCATGATCTCAAGAGGCATTTCGCTGGGCATAATGAATTTCATGTTAGTATCCGTAGTCTAAGGGTGAGACAATCTCGTTCTCTGATTGTGCGCGGTTCGATACCCAGTGCATTAGCTCGTAGAACATTCCTCGCTGCTGCGGGTTGCCGTAATACAGGCTGTTTAGCTCTGGTCCGCGATTGCGGTTTTTAGCTGACATAAGAAGAGCGGCTCTTAGTGGAACAAGGGCATGATGGTCTTCTGGAACAGGACAAATAATGCAAAACTTAGAGGTTGTATCTGGAGTTGTGACCCAAGCATCCACTGTTGCGGTGCGCGTAAGGCCAACATAATCCGTAATAACTCTTGATTGACCTTCCCCAGTGCCTGAGAGTATCCTAATCTCCATCCCATTGTAGTAATCGTTCCGAGAGTCGATCTTGCCAAACTTGTTTATGTAGTCTGGATTGCCAGTGTAAAGCTGTATGGTTGTTGAAGAAGCGTAAGCTACCGGACCCTCTACCATGTTACCATACGATGGTGAATACCATACCCGTATAGTGCTTGAGCTTTGTGGGGTAGGCGTTACTCGAACCTTTGACCCTTCCATTATGAAGGACCATACGTCCGTTAAGTTGATTATTCCTGGGGATTCTAATGTGAGGTATTGCTGCCAGTTTGCAGCAGGCAACTCCATTCCCCTGTTATTATTCGTATTCTGAACAAAGATTAGACGCGTTCCCATACGCGCATTCAACGGAAGGTCGTATGTAGCAGTACCTGACGTAAGAGATATATCCTTGTATGATACAAAGAAGGAAGGATCTTCTTTAACTATGCTTCGAAGTATCTCCTGTTGAGATGCAAACAGCCTGTCTTCTACTTCTTCAGCAGTAAGAAACTTAGCAGACGCATCAAGATGCCTTCTCGCATCAGAGATCATATCCGACAGTATCATGTGAGGATTTCCTCAGCCTTTTCTTTGCCGTAGCGTTCTTCCAGATCGGCAACCACATCCTCTTTAGGTATGTTGCGTGATCCTACATCGTCAGCCATCTCCCTACTTGCAATAGGAGCAATGTCCTTAGTTATATCTTCCATCTCGTTTAAGGATTCTCGTTCTAGTTGAGCGGTCCTCTTTTCATTAGCTTCTTCCAGCTCTCGCATCTTATGCAAGTAGTTCATCCGACTTAATCGGTGATTATCTGCTGCGCGTAGCTCTTCGATCACACGCACATCCAACGGTCTGTAAGAGTCGTCTGCATTTCTAACGAGCTTAACAAGCACCTGCCTATCATATAGTCCGTTTTCGGACGGAACGTCACGGTAGATGCCCCACCGTTCTTTGCGAGGTATCCATTTTACAGACAATTTATTGTCGTACGCTTTTAGCCTACGTTCGATTGTGCGATCGGGTATATACATAGATTCCTGTAGATAAGGGGAGGAGCTTATTGCTCCTCCCCCCACTGGTTTAGGTGATGTTGCGAATAACACCCTGATTGTCAGGAGCGGTGCAACCCAAGTTGCCATAGTAAAACAAGGTAGCATCGTAGCTTGCCTTGTTAGCAACGCGGTGCAGCACGTTTCCATCCGTATCATCGAAGTCCAAATCTTGGAGTTCGTAACGCTGGATTTCGTTTTCATCGAGGAAGAACAAGTTGCTCTTCCCTGCGTCTCCAGCCTTAGATCCAACGGGACAGTCACGATCCCAAAAGATGGGAATATCACCCCAAGAAATAGCCTTAAAGCCACCCTTGAGTTCCATCGTGTCCGTGTAGCGACGATCCGCAACCATCAGGTTTGCAATCTTACGGAACTGAGTGCGATCTGTAATACCGCACGTTAGAGCCGCTTCGCCATTAGCTTCAATTTCCAAGATAGCGTCATCAAGAGTCGTAGCGGTAAGTGCGCCACCTGCGTCTACAACGGTAGACTTCCACTCGTCGTAGTTCGTTGAGCCACCTGTGCGGGTAATGCCTTGAAGGGTAGCGACATACGTGCCATCGTCCACAATCCCCGTCAAGCCCATCATTTCTTGATTTAAGCTGCCAGTGCGAACAACTACGTCACCATCACCTACGTTGCTCAAGGTTCCTGTTACAGTAACGACATTGCCACTTACTGCCGTTACGGTTATGCCCGTAGCATCTTGGGTATCAAGGGCTGAGTTGTAAATATCAAGGACCATATTTACTTTGAGCCCATGACCTGCGTCCATCGTTATATTTTGACTACTGACACTTGCAACTAACCCAAGCTGTCCCGTGCCAAAACCAAAATACTGACGGTTAAAGTCGTTCTTTAGATCGCGCTGAATACCTTCCATTTCAGCACTGACGACTTTGGCCCAAGCACCCGCATCATTCTTCGTAGAAGCAATCGTCGGGTGAGTGATGCGAATCGTAGCGTAGTTAAACGCATACGGGATAGCGCATTCTACAAACGTCTGGTTCTGAGCCGTAGGAAGCGTGCCGTCATCGGGGCGCGCACCAATAGCTTCAGAGGGACGGATGTTAATCGGCACAATAGCGTTGCGCCCTGAGACGGAGGTCATCTCAGTATTCTTTTCCAAACGAGTGGACAGCACCGTGGCGGTGTTGACCGTAGAGCGTAAGCGAGGAAGATACAATCTCTTCATCGCGTGTTGCATGGTATCTATTGTAGCTGGCATTTCTATGTCTCTCTGCTTTTAATTACCCCAAAGCAGCATTTTCGCCATGCCGTATAAAGTTCTTCAGTATCTTCTGAAAGTTTCTACCAGTAGGATTAAACGAGCGATCTGTAGGATCACTAAGCCCCTTTAGGATGTCTTCCGTTGCAGTGGCTGTACTCGTTGAACCCTTTACTGGAGGTTCCTCAGCTGCCTCTGTCGTTCTCTTATCAACATAGGCTTGCTGCTTGGAGTGTGACGCCTGTCGGCGTTCGTGGTCGATGTGTTTGTATAGTCGAGAGGCTTTTTCTATATCGAACTTCTGTCCGTATTGTTCCAAGCCCCTCTTTGTTACGAGAGCCGCCATAGATTGACGATCAAAATCAGACTCGATGCCCAACTGGTCGGCCAAGCTATTTAAATGCGACTCATATTGTTTAGCGACATTATCATTAGCTTGATGAGAAAGAGCGCGCTCAATCCGATTAAGGCGTTCAGAGTACTGATTAAACTGATTACCGTTAATCGTTTCGGTTGCTTTGACCATCCACTCTAATGATTCACGAGGTACCTCAGGGTTGTTCTTAATCAGCACATCAAGCACCGTTTCTTGTGCTTGACCTTGCGTCTGACCTTGCTGCATGGCCTGCGCTACTGCTTGAGCAGTGCGAGCCTGCATCTGGTCTAAGAGTTCAGGTGTTACCTGCGTGCCCTGTGCTACCTCTGGTTCTTGAACGGGCTCTTCTGGCTGGACAGGTTGTTGCTCAACGCTCTCCCCCTCTTGCTGTTCAGGTGCTGCTTCCTGCGTAGGTGACTCGCCCATGAGTTCAGCCATAGTCGCGTCATCTATCTCTACTGGCACTTCTATATTGGACTGGGACTCACTCGACGGTGAATCTCCTCCAGTTACTTCGGACATACACTACCTCACTTATATTTAGGTGGGTTGCTGCCTAACGTCTTGTTCTTAAACTTTGACATCGGATACGTGCTGCACATTGTCCGTTCACCAGCTTGTGCGCTTGCGCCAAACGGGTCACGGCTTGCTTTGCTTGACGTGTTTCCACTGTGTCCTATGTGTCCGTTCTGATTCATTCCACTTTTATGCTTCATTACCCTGCTCCTACCTGTTGAGTTTGAGCCTCTCCACCCATAGCACCACTATCAGCTATGCGCTGAGAAACCTGTTCATTGGTTCCTTTTGCTGCCTGTGCAGCCTGCATCATCTGTTGTTGTTTCTGCTGCATGATCTGCTGGTGCTGCATTGCTCTTTGCTGTATAGCCTGCTTTACCTCGTCTTCTTCTTGCGAGAACTCGTAGGTAAGCATGTAGTCTTTGATTATCTGGAACTGTACTTGGTGGTTATCTACCTCTGGCAGCATAGCCTCTGCGTCATTCCCTTCTCTCAGGTCGCGCAGCACACGCCTTGCTTTCTTGGCATCTAACACATACTCGGAATCGAACCCTTCTAACTTCATGTCCTCCAGTATCTTACCTCGCACAGCAGGGTTGCGTATGTCACCAAGCAAGCCCATCTTGACCGCTTGAAGTATCTTTTCCGTTCGTCCCACCTGTGACTCTTCGAGTCCAACAGTGGACGATACGGTCATGTCATCGGCTGAAGCCATATCTGCTTTAGAGTAGTAGTAGGATTGCAGTTCTTGGTTCTCTCCGATAACCTTGACCATGCGCTCTTCATCCCAATATTTAGCCATGATCTTTAGGTTGCGGTGATAATGCTCAGACAACCCTATGCGCCAGTTTCTTACCGCTTGACCGAACCGTTTATATGCTCTTTCAAATAGAAATTCTACTGCGGCTCCGGTTTCTAAGCCTGACGATCCTACGGGTAAGTTGCCTCGCATAATCTCTGGCAGCCCTACCTGCTGATTCATACTGGCAACGACCTTTGACCGTTCGTCCATGACCTGTGTAGGAAGAGGCATCCCCGGCATACGTTCTGGCTTAAACCCACCCGATGCTTGGGGAGACCAGCGATACACTGCCCCCGATCTGCCTGTCACCTTAGAGATGCCCGATCCTTCAGGTATCAACCACTGAGGAGATACGTTTTGCTTTCTGTTTTGAACGATGGCAGAGTCGATAGCGTTGAGGCGTTTCTGCTGCGGAATAAGGTCGGGTATTGGCCCTTCGCCCCAGAACATTCCAGGCACTTCTCTGTATTTGATAAGGGTGTAGGGCAGCTTGCCGTCACAGGAGTCCAGCTTGCCTTTATACAGCAGCTTGTTAGCAGCAGATATAGTCATTATCCCTTCTTTAAACTTCTTAGACGGGGCATGACGGAATATCTTTAACAGCACCTTATCAGAGTCTTGATCTTGATTGCCGCTAAATATGCCACTACCGAACTGGG